CTTACGTATAAACCTTGACCGTGTTAGCCACATGATTACTGAAATGTGGATGGACGGTGCTAACGGATACGGTAAACTTAAAATAATTCCTACACCAATGGGCTCTCTAGTTAAAACAATGCTAGAGAGCGGTGTTAAACTTGGTGTAAGTTCAAGGGGTTCCGGCAATGTCAGCGAAGACGGATCCGGCGAAGTGAGCGATTACGAAATTATCACTGTTGATATCGTTGCTCAACCAAGTGCTCCAGGTGCGTACCCAACACCAATCTATGAGCAATTAATGAATGCCCGTGGGGGGTACAAGGCACTACAAATAGCACGTGAAGTTCAAGGCGATAGCAAGGCGCAAAAGTATTTAAAAGAGTCATTGGTTAACATAATCAAAGGACTCAGGTAATAGGAGAAACCAAATGTTGGAAGCACTAAAATCACTTTTTGAAAATGATGTAATTTCAGAAGACGTGAAAGCCTCCATCCAAGAAGCATGGGACAAGCAAGTACAAGAAAACAAACTTGCTGTAACTGCTGAACTTCGCGAAGAGTTTGCTTCAAAGTATGAGCACGATAAGGCTCAAATGGTAGAAGCAGTTGATAAACTTGTATCAGACAAATTAAGCGAAGAAATTTCCGAGTTTGCAGAAGATAGAAAACAATTAGCAGAAGCAAGAGCAAAATATGCTGTTGCTATGCGTGAAAACGCACAACAACTAAAAGGTTTTGTATTTGAGCAACTTAAAAAGGAAGTGGGTGAGTTACACGAAGATCAGAAAGTAATGTCAACTAAGTTTGGCAAACTTGAAGATTTCGTTGTAGAGGCTCTAGCAAAAGAAATTGCAGAGTTCCACGAAGATAAAAAAGACTTAGCCGAAACTAAAGTACGTTTAGTACGTGAGGCTAAGGAACACTTAGCAAAAGTACGTAAGACTTTTGTTGAGCGTAGTGCTAAGATGGTATCAGAAACTGTTGGCAAATCACTTAAGAAAGAGATTGGTCAATTGAAAGAAGATATTGACTCAGCACGTAAAAACGATTTTGGTCGCAAGATTTTCGAAACATTTGCTCAGGAGTATACTAACAGTTACTTGAATGAGAAATCAGAAACTGCAAAACTTATGAAAGTTGTTGAGTTGAAAGACAAGGCAATTGAAGAAGCAAAAGCAGAATCTGCGGAAGTTAAGAAGATCGTTGAAAGCAAAGAAGCAGAAATTGCTAAAATTGCTGATGCGGCTAAACGCAAAGAAGTAATGCACGAACTAACTGGACCTTTGAGCAAGGACCAGCGTGAAATTATGTCAGATTTACTGGAATCAGTACAAACAGACAAACTGCAAAGTGCGTTTGATAAGTACTTACCGGCAGTTATTGACGGTAAAACGCCAGCGAAGAAGGCGACATTAACAGAGTCAGAGGCAAAAGAAATTACAGGCAATAAAGAAAATACTAACGTTAGTAGTGTAAGTTCAGATGTAGCAAATAATATTGTTGACATTCGAAGACTTGCAGGATTGAAATAAGGAGAAAACAATGTCAGAACTACTAGAAAGTCGCTGGCAGGATACCAAAACTGCACTTTTAGAAGGCCTAAATGGTAACAAAAAGGCTGTAATGGCAAGTACTCTAGAAAACACACGCAAGTGGTTGAATGAGACTGCAACAGCAGGTGCTACAAGTGCCGGTAATGTCGCAACTCTAAACAGAGTTATCCTACCAGTAATCAGAAGGGTTATGCCTACTGTGATCGCAAACGAATTGGTTGGTGTACAACCAATGACTGGTCCAGTTGGTCAGATCCACACATTAAGAGTACGTTACGCAGATTCATCTGATGGTAACGAAGTTGGTGAAGAAGCATTATCACCGTTCAAGATCGCGGCGGCCTATTCAGGTAACGCTACAGATGCTACTCCAGCAGGTTCCGCTACTGCGGCACTTGAAGGTGCGGCTGGTAAGCGTATGTCGATTCAAATCTTGAAACAAACTGTCGAAGCGAAAACTCGTAAGTTGAGTGCTCGTTGGACGTTTGAAGCGGCTCAAGATGCTCAAGCACAGCAAGGTATCGATATTGAGGCTGAAATTATGGCGGCTTTAGCACAAGAAATTACTGCTGAAATCGACCAAGAAGTTCTTGCTTCATTACGTGCATTGGCTGGTACGCAAAACCAACAGTCATATGACCAAACAGCGGTATCAGGTACTGCAACATTCGTAGGTGACGAACACGCGGCTTTGGCTGTGATGATCAACCGTGTTGCTAACACTATCGCTCAGCGTACACGTAGAGGCGCTGGTAACTACGCAGTAGTTTCACCACACGCTTTAACTGTTCTTCAATCAGCAACAACTTCAGCGTTCGCAAGAACAACTGAAGGTACTTTTGAAGCACCAACAAACACTAAAATGGTTGGTACTTTGAATGGTGCTATGAAGATTTACGTTGATTCATATGCAAACGACAGTACTTCAGTACTAGTTGGCTACAAAGGTTCATCTGAGTCAGATGCTCCAGCATTCTACTGCCCATACATTCCTTTAATGTCAAGCGGTGTTGTGCTAGATCCGGCTTCATTCGAGCCAGTAGTTTCGTTCATGACTAGATACGGTTATGTTGAGTTATCAAACACAGCATCATCTCTAGGTAATGCGGCAGACTACTTAGGTACAGTTACTATTAATAACGTATCTTTCTCGTAAGCCAGAGACAG